ATAAGCGAAGGAACATTCCGACTCTGGAGACGTGAGGAGAGCGGAATAAATACGCAATACGCGCGTGCTCGCAAAGATAGAGTGAATGGTTGGGCTGAAGAGCTAGTCGATATGACAAGATCCGTTGATATCACAGGCGATCCGATGAAGGTCAAAGCTCAGATCGATCTATTGAAGATTGAAGTAGATACGAGGAAATGGATTATCGCCCGTATTGATAAAGATTATAGTGATCGTCAAACGATTGAGCATACCGGCGAAGTAGCATTGGCTGATCGCATCTCGAAAGCTCGCAATCGCAAATGACTCATGAAGAAGCGCTTATCGACGATATCGCTTCATTCTCTGCCAATCCGTTAGGATTTTGTCGTTACGCGTTTCCTTGGCTTGAAGATGGTGAACTCTCTTCCTCGAATGGCAGTCGCGCTTGGCAAGCCGATGTTCTCAGCACAATCGGTAATCACCTATCAGGTCCGAAACGCTTCACTCCATTACAGATAGGTGTTGCTTCAGGTCATGGTATTGGCAAGAGCGCTCTCATTGGTCAAGTGATCAATTGGGCGATGTCAACATGTGAGGATTGCCGCGTTGTCCTAACTGCGAACACAGACACGCAGCTTCGTACAAAGACCTGGCCTGAAGTGTCGAAATGGTTCAGGCTCGCAATCAACTCACATTGGTGGAACATCACTGCAACGTCTATCTCTGTGAAAGAGAAGGCGCATGAGCGATTGTGGCGCGCCGACGCGATACCATGGAGCGAGAACAACCCAGAAGCATTCGCTGGTCTTCACAATCAAGGTAAGCGCATTGTTGTGATCTACGATGAGGCATCAGCGATTGCAGACAAGATATGGGAAGTCACTGAAGGCGCATTGACCGATGAAGGAACAGAGATCATCTGGCTTGCATTCGGTAACCCTACACGCAACACTGGGCGCTTCCGTGAGTGCTTCGGACGATATAAGCATCGTTGGATTACGCATCAGATTGATTCTAGAACAGTTGAAGGAACTCAGAAAGATCTACTCGATAAGTGGATTGCTGATTATGGTGAAGACTCTGACTTCTGTCGTGTCCGCATCCGTGGTGAGTTCCCACGTGCTGGTTCGACACAGTTCATATCAGGTGAGGTTGTGCGTGAAGCCCGAATGCGGCAGGTAGATGAGTCGGAGTATCGACGTGAGTGGAAGATCCTATCTGTTGATGTCGCTCGGTTTGGTGACGACATGACTGTGATCGGACTGCGTCAAGGGAAGAAGTTCACCATTCTTGAGAAGATGCGCGGGCTTGACACGGTTCAGGTTGGCTATCGTGTCTGCGCATATATGAGAGAGCATTCTCCGCGCCTTACGGTAATCGATGGTGACGGTGTTGGTGGTGGTGTCGTCGACAATGTGAAGCATCAGATGCAGGACTGGATGAAGAAGAATGTCCCAGCGCAAGTAGAAGAGTTTCATGGAGGTAACTCGCCAGGCGATGCGTTCGCTTACTTCAACCGTAGAGCTGAGGTATGGGGCAAGATGCGGGAATGGCTGAAGACTGGTGATATCCCTGACGATCCAGAGATTGATTCTGATCTGTCTGCTCCAGAGTACTTCTTCAGCTCAAAGAATCAGATTCAGCTCGAGCGCAAGGACGATATGAAGTCGCGTGGTCTATCGAGTCCTGACATAGCTGATACATTGGCAATGACGTTTAGTGCAGATCCATGGCCTCAGACGCGAGATGAACGCGTTGCAGAGGAGCAGGCACAAATACAGGATCCGATGGCATTACACTTCGCGCGTCTAGCTGAGACGGAGAAGCGAAAGAAAAGAAGTGAACCTTTACCGTATTGGAGTTAGAATCGGAATATGGACATCAAGCGTAAAGTTCGGGAATGGCTTAGCTTGGATGATCTTGCTTCGTATTGCAAGAGTACCGACTCGCAACTACGATCTATGCTTACCGAACAGCAACAGATCGCAGCCCACTTGCTTGAATTACTGGCTACTTGCCAACGCCTTGAGCAGAAAATGTCATTGAATCACCTCGATAAGCCTATTGAACGTGTATCATCTCAATCATATGACTGGGATGCGGTACAGGTCATGGCGCTTCAAGACATGCAGAAGAATCCTCCGAAGGAGAACTAAATGAAGGCTTTAGAGCATAATGGCAAGTCTTACACGAATGCTGATTCATGGCGCACAGCGAAGAAGACTCAGGCTCCGATGGCAAAGGCTGTTGGTGGCGGCGTAGAGAACCCTGAAGTTGAGGGTGAAGAGTCTCCTGAGGCTGTTATAGCTGCACATGGTCCAGCTCATCAGGTTACGATAAACCACGATCACGAGATGGGGATGCATTCGGTTCATTCCGTGCATGGAGACGGTCACGAGCATCATTCTGAGAAGGCATCGGCTGAGGAAGCTCATGAGCACGCTAAGAACCTTTCAGTCGACGATGCTAACTCGGATGACATGGAAGGCGAGTCCGAGGATGGTTGGGACGAGTAATGCCATTCAAGAGTAAAGCTCAACAACGGTGGGGAAACTCATCGACAGGGCAGAAAGCTCTTGGCGGTAAAGAGAACGTATCTGAATGGAATAACGCTACTGATTTCAAACACTTACCGGAGAAAGCTATGGCGACGAAGGAAGTCAACCTGGGTAAGAAACATGAATCGTTCAAAGTAAAAGAGGGCAGTTTACATAAAATGCTTGGCATCTCCGAGGATAAGAAGATAGGTGATGAGCGGTTGCATAAGGCGCTGCACTCGCAGAACCCAACCATTCGACGTAAGGCAGCTTCAGGCATCGGCCTATCGCATATGAAAAAGGGATAAATGGCAGAGTTAGGTAAGCCTTCTACAACGAATCCCGAGAATGAAGAATCACCACAGAGTCGCCTGACTCCGTCTAAGTTTCCCGAAGGATATGTCCCCGGGAAACATGCTGCTTGGTATTGTTCCGATCAGCCTAACTATTTCCCTGAAGATCTAGGCGATTACGCCAATCATATCGAACAGATGATCCAGAATGTGAACCGCTGTGATGCTGCGGCTCGTATCTGGGAAGTCCTGCAGGCATGGGAGAGCAGACTGTTTCGTCGTGGTTATCATTTTCTCAACGCCGGTTGGAAGGGTTGGGGAATGTTTGGCGGCTCCGGCGGCACGTCTGGCGCAAGCATCATGCAGACACAGAATGCAATGAAGTTGTTTGCTTGCAATGTTTACGGTGCTCGTCACGATAAGATCTCTGCTTTGTTGAGCCGACAGGTTCCAGGCAGTGAGATCGTTCCTAACGAAGACGACGATCCAATGGATCAGGCGGCGGCAGAGGCGTCCGAGGACTATGTCAAGATCTTCGATAACCAGGCTAATCTCAAGCAAGCTATTACGCAGGCGGCAAGTTACTTCTATACGGATGCACGCGTTCTCTTCCTGACGTATACAGTTGCAGACCAAGCACGCTGGGGAACAGAAATTGCCACGCGCGAACAAGAGACATATGGGGTCCCTGAATCTGATGGCATATCCCCTGAGACAGAGATGGAGCCGCAGGGGCCTGGTGGTGATGAACAGCCAGTCCGGCGCGAGACAGTCTTTGTAGGCGGCAAGCTTGAGTCTAAAGTTCCTCTCATGGCCGATGAAGAGCATGAGATGGGATGGACGCGGTATCAACATGAAGTTGGCGTCAATACTCTCAAGGCTAAGTATCCCTGGATTCGTTCTCAGATCGCATCGCAAGGCAATGTTGGCGGAATGGACCAGATCGACCGGTTGGCACGTATCAATGTGCGCCTGGCGGTGCAGGCATCGTCTTCGTCTGGTGAAGCATATAAGAATGATGCTACTGAGACAGTTACCTTCTTCCGTCCTAGCGAGTATGAAGGTATTGAAGATGAAGGAGTTAGAGAGACATTCTTCGAGACGTTCCCAGATGGCATGGAAGTGTGGCATGCTGGCGGATCACTCGCCTTTGTACGTAACTGCCGAATCAATGAGCATGTAAAGATCATTCATCCATATCCGGGTGATGGACAGAACCGCCGTGCTATTGGAACAAATTATCTGCCACTCCAGAAAGTCCTGAATGCGAACATCTCGCTGCTTGACCGCTACTTCCGTGCTGCTGTACCGCGCCGGTATGGACTTGAGCCATATATCGATACACAAGCAGTCAATGCGCAGTCGAATGATCCGGGGAAGATCACTGCGGTAACTGGCCTTGAAGGTAAAGGGCTTACGATTGACCAGATTACCGGTGTAGAGCGTGTTCCGCAACCGAATGGGGCAATGTTTGAGTTCATTCAGTGGCTGATCTCTGGTGCCCCAGAAGTTATGGATGGTGGATCACCTGCTGTCTTCGGTGCCAATGATGGCGAAGAGGGTACGTTTGGTGAAGCAAGGCTCAACCGAGACCAGGCATTGCAGGTCTATTCGACTCCATGGGCTTCATTGTGCGAGGCGACATCATGTATTCATCAGCAGGCGATTGAATCGGCTGCCAAGAACCGGATTACGGACATATCGGCATCCTTGCCAGGCCAGCAGAAACTCAAGATTGAGCTGAGCAAGTTGCAAGGATCTGTATTGGTCCATCCGGCATCGCTTGAGATTCCAAAGACGATTGCAGAACAAGAACAGCAGATGGCGCAGATGTTGGAGCAGTCAGCGAATGTTGGCCTATATAACCAGATTATGAATGATCCATCGAATCTGGCGGTCTTCTCGAAGTTCCCATCATTATCAGATATGAATGTCCCTGGCGCAGATCAGGTTGAGGCGCAGCAGGGTGAGTTTGAGATTCTGATGAAGTCGGCTCCAGTAGAGAATCCGAAGATAGCTCAGATACAAACTCAGATATCAATGGCTGCTACCGATCCAGAGGCGCAGACACCTGAAGGGATACAAGCGGTTCAGCAGCTTCAACAGGCAGCGCAAAGCATGCCTCCATTGGTATCGACAGTGCCAGTAGCACAGGACAATAGCGAGAACCATGCTATCCATGCAGCGATTACGCTTGGAATGCTAACATCGCCAACTGGCCGTAAACTCAAGTATGGAGATGATGATCAGAAGGCTATCTGGCAGAATCTAAAACTTCACTGGTCAGAGCATATTGCGATCCTGAAGCAGCTTACGCCTCCTCCGCAGGTTCAGATGAAGGCGAATGTCAGCATCGATCCTACTAAGCTTCCACCGGCGGCACAGTCAAAGGCATTCCAGGCGCTCGGATTAGAGGTATCGCCGCAAGAGCTTATGCCGGACGAACAGACACATGAGATCGTGAAAGAGCAGGAGGGTGTCGATCCTTATACAGGAGTACCAACGAAGACGAAGGTATCTCTGGTCGGAAAGCCGTTACAGTGAGATTGAGAATCTATCCCGACGTACACGAACCTGGGATATTTTGTACAGATGAAGGAACGAATGCAACAGAAAAGAGATTCAAGAAAGTTTACATCGTAAGGCGTACAATCAAAAGCGGTTACGATGGTAAGGCGAACAATAGCAATGAACCAAAGTATTGGCTCGAATGTAATGGAAGACTGATCACCCTTAGGGGTATCGGAATCATCTTTTAGGAGACAAGAGAGACATGATATCTAATTTGGCTATTTATCTTGAATTTGCAGCATATGTTCTTCCTGATTCAGTTCGATTTCATGATTGGGGTGCAGGAAACACTACAGTTCATACGCCAGAAATACCAGGCCAAACATATTTTCATTCGAAAATGATTGGAATTGAGACCAAACAATCTCCTCATAAGATCATAGTTTTTGAACTTGATGGAAGCGAAACAGAAAAACAACTTATTGACCTGCTGAAAAGCAAGTCGGAAGAACTATTAGCTCAAAGCTAAGGGAGAAGAGACATGGAAGACATGATGGAAAGTGTTGAATCTACTGAGATTGTAGAGACTGGCGCAGAATCAACCGAATCCGATGGTGCCGAACAGCAGGAAAAAGAGGATGATG